GAAGGAATGTGCATGTGCTTTTAAGAGTGGATGGAAGTATATGAAGAATACTTATAGAGAACTTCCAGTGCATTTTGATGACCTACATCTGACTTTTCCGTCATCTTCCAAGAAAAATATAATGATGGCATATGTTAAACGGCTAGCCTCTCCTGAACGCATTGAAACTATTGGTTTGTCCAAAGAGTATTTGGATGTGGTGGTTGAGTGGGTAAAAAGTCGTGTAAAGGAGTTCAAGAAGCAGTTTGACCCATTGGAGCTAAAACAGAAACTACCAGAGAGGCTGACTAAGATGCCAGCCAATGAGCGCGAAGATTTTACTTGGGGAGTGCATTTATATTTCCGGGCAATTTCTCATTTTGATGAAATAAAATCAGCATTAACAGATATTTTGGGGGTTTTGAATTATTTCATTAAGAAAGAAGGCTATGACGCAACCCAGCTGAAATGCGTGCGTTTTATTCAATCACCATCAGCAATGGCCAAAGGGTTCACTTGGGCCTGGTTCTATCAAATCTCGGAATCTATTGTAGGAGCACTTGAGTTCTGCAATGTGAAACATTTGAACATGTCCCAAATCGAAGACAAATTGTTTGAGACCTTCTCCGCCGTTAGTGGGGTGATTGGCACGGACTACACTAGCATGGAGAAACAGGTCGACAAATTTGCGAACAGAGACATTATAGAGCCTATCTACGCGGCTTCAGGGATAATAGGAGAAAAAAATAACTGAGTTAATGTTCAAACTGAGGTCTGAAGGTTTGTTTGCTTCTAATAAATGTTCGGGGTGGATGGTAACTCAATGCATGAGGGCTAGCGGTGAGGCAGACACAAGTGTTGGAAATTTAGTGATGAATTTTTGTAAAAGCATTGCAACTTGGATGGAAGCTGCAAAGGTGCCATTGAGTGAAGTTGGTGCACGAATTCTGAATACCAAGATGTTATTCGAAGGTGATGATGGATTGATAGCTGCTCCCCCAACAGTTGAACTTCATGAATTTGCTACAGAATTCACACGTATTGCTTGCGAAGGCCAGAATCTCAATTTAAAAAGTGAAGAATCTTCTAATTTCACTACTGCTGGTTTCTGTGGGAATAGATTCAGCCAGGGAAAGCTGAGGAGATATATGAGAGAGGGTTATATCATGGTCGGTACTATTTTGCGAAATCCGGTCATGGCGCTGGGTAAGCTCACCACTAATTTGAGCAATGATCAAGGGGTCACTGATAAGTATGACGCCGAACTGCAGCTAGCCAAAGCACTCTCAGCTGCCCAAGGTGGATCGTTGTCGTGGCCAATAGTTGGCCAGTTTGTTCACGGGCTTTTAATTCACTATTCCACGCTTCGGGGTAGATTGGCAAAACATTTTAAGGAGTTTAAGGATGGGAAACTAACAGGTGTGATGTCACATTTCTTCAAGAATGAAGTTAAGGGAGGTGATGGAAATCTGGAATATTTTTCCGATGGTGAAGGTAATTATCATTATGTTGAAATTTCCCCAGATACACGAGCACAATTTGAGTCGGTGTTTGGATTTACAGTGGTCCAACAGATTGCAGTTGAGAAACTCATTGCTGCATCTTTTGCTGCATTCAAACCAGTGCATGCTGGACTTCGATTGGTGGGTGAGTTTGGTAAAGGCTCCGGATCGCGTATGGCTCGTGAAGCAACTGACTTCGCCCTGAAGCTTGAGCGGGTGTTTGCTGGAATTGATTTGGGGGCAGCAATGAAGAAGATGCAGGCCATTGAATTACCAGATGTGAGAAGACGGGTGGTTGAGATGGCGCAGAGCGC